CTGCGGCGAAGACTCAGCGCCGGAAGGCGACTCGGTGACGGTCGTCAGACCGTTCCAAGCGTAACCCTCGACGTAGTCTCCCGTGTTGTCGGGGAGATAGAGGACCCCTCGGTCGACACCCGTCTCAAAGCGGCGCTGACCGACCTGGTCCCAAAGCAGTCTAGTCATTGATTCTTCCTTTCTTAGAAGAAGAGGTTAAACACGTAATGATTTAGGTTATCTGCCGTGTAGAACCTGTCGAAATTGCAGGTCGGCAATGCGGCAATCTTCATAGGAAGGTCCGAATCGGGACTCCGTGTGACCGCTGTAACCTGGTATCGCTTTGCGTGGCGATAGGGTTTGTTATTGGCGTAGTCTGTCTGAATATCATCCAGCTCATAGAGAATACAGTCATATGCCATCTTCTCTTCACTCGGAGGCTGGAAATATACATTATCAACCAGCGCCTTGAAGACGTTATGCAGCTGGAGCCGTTGGCCCATGATAGACACCTCCTGGCCTCAAGAGCAGGCGAGGACTCTGCACCTCAACATCTGAGATTTCCCACAGAGTCCCCGCCCACTTGATGTACCGCATGGCAAAGAAGTGCTCGTTTGCATAGGCATCAGCGACAATACTAAACGAATTGCTGATAGACAGGTCGTCGTTTAGCTGTTCCCCGTCCTTGAGCTGTCGGGTATTGCGGACGACATCGCCATAGTACTGTTTTTCGACGATGACATCCTCCCAAACTCCCGGCGAGGTTTCTACGTTGTCCTGAGCATACCCAATAACACCGAAGAACTTTGCCATTAGGGTGCCTCCCTATTACGGAGTGTAAGTCCAGCTGTCGGTCGTGTTGGACTCCAGGTAGTAACCGTCGTCCGGACGGGCCTCGACCTCGGTCATCTCGGTGATGACCACGTCGCCAGTCAGCTCCTCGTCGGTGCTGGTGTCGAAGTAGCTGACACCGGTCACGGTCGGGATAGTGATGGTGTTGGTGGCACCATCGAACGAGGGCTGAGTCGCCACGGCCAGAGTACCGACACCACGACGCACAACGATGGCCGAGAACGGCTTCGTCAGACCGCCGGAGAGACGGGTCTCCTGCAGGTACTTGTGCTGGTTGAAGTCGATGTCGAAGTCCTCGAAGTTCGTCAGCTCACCGCCGCGGTTCGAGCCGATGGTGTAATCCACCAGGCTCACCATAATGGCGAAGAGGTTGTCGTACTCGTCGAACAGGTCGACCGTGATGATCTCCTTGACCCGCAGCTTGTCAGCAAGAGCCTGCTCGGTCTCGTACAGAGCGCGACCGAACTTGTCCTCCTCGAGCATGATGTCGGTGAGGTAGGCGTCGCTGATGAACAGCGTCGGCTTGCCGGAACCCCGGTACTTAGACCGAGCGCGCACCAGACCCTTGACCGCGTCCTTGGGGGACACGTTCGCAGCGAGCTCACGCTTGATCGAATAGAGGTCGTCGTCGTGCAGGATGGAGCGGATGCCCACACCGTCCACGGCGCCCTCGGGGTCCTTGACCTTGTCCTCGCTGAGAGCAGAGCGGCCGTCACCGACGAGGATCGCACGGGCGATCTCCTCCTCGATCATAAGACGCATCTCGGCCTTCAGCCAGTTGACGACATCGATGTCCGTGATGTCGAGCATGTCGTCGCGGTCCAGCTTCTGCTTCTTGTAGATCGTGGCCGGACCGGTCGTCCGTCGGAGCAGCTTGAAGACCTCGTCCTTCTTGCGGTTACCCTTGATGTAACCACGGGCGCGGGCCTCCGGCTCGGTGATGTCAGCAAGAAGCGTCTTCACCTTGGCGAACGGGGAGTGCTTGGTGCCACCGAGGACAGCAGCAACCCACTCCATGCGGCGACTGATGAACTGCGGCGACTCGGTCAGAGCCTTGGCATCGGGGAACAGCAGGTTGATGTCGGTGATGCCGTACTCCTCGGCGTGCGCGAGAAGCGCATCCTTGAAGTGTCCGCCGTTCTTCTTGGCGGTCTCGACAATGCCGGCCAGCTGGTCGTGAGTGAGCACGTGGCTGTTGTCACGGGCAGGAGCGCCCGTAGCGTTCTGCTCGAACACGTTGGTCATGGTGGTACCTTCCTGGTGGTTGAGGGACTGGTCCTCGTCGGTTGCGTCTGTGCTGACGTCGTCGGACTGAGAGTCGTCGGACTGGTCTTCGGACGAAGTGTCCTCGGACTCGGTGGCGTCGTCAGACTGAGCGTCATCGGACCCGGTTGCGCCGTCGGAGTTATCCTCCGTCGACTCGGTCGTGTCGTCGGCACCCACATCGGAGTGCTGGGCCGACTCGGAGTCCGCCGCCAGGGCCGCTCCGATCATAAAGTGAACAACATCCTTCTGCTTCTCACTCATAGAGGCGTAGACGTCTTCAACCGTCTCCTCGTCTTCGCTGTCATCGCCCTCGGCGTGCTCGACCGACTCGTCAGAGTCAGAAGAATCGGCGGAGTGCGTGAGCTCCAGAGGAATATCCATACGAATGATGGCCTCATCCTCGAGAACGTCAACGACGGTTCCGTCGCCGTGAGCAATTGTCACGTTGTCGATACGCGCGCCGGGGTTAGCACCGGCGAGAACCAGGCTAACCTCCTTGATAGCACCGTGGAAGACCTGCTTGGCCCTCTCCACAAGGTTGTTTGCGTAGATCGACAGGGCGGTGATGTCACCGTGCTCAACGAGAGACTTCGCGTTCTTGCCGGAAGCTGTATCGTTGAAGTAGCCATAAGTATAGACACCATCCGGACGTGCTTCCAGAATGGCGTGTCCAAGAACGTTCTCGTGACCGCTGTGGTCGTGTGCCCAGACCAGAGGAACGCGCATCTTGTCCTGGTGCTTGAAGGCATCAGGCATGATGGTTCGACCGTCGGAGCACTTGAGACCGGCCTTGGTGGCGTAGCCGCTAAAATCGGGATTCTTCATAGCGACTGTCTCCTTCCTGTGTTAAGTGTCAACGGCCTTTCGATGCCGTTTTGGATTTGGGCTCATTGCGGGCTTTCGCAAGTGCATCTTGAATTTGAGCCTGAACATCTGCGATCTTATCCTGGAGTTCTGAGATCGTGGGACCTCCAGAATCAGTCGAAGGTTCTTTCTTCTTGTTCTTCTCATAATTTTCTCTAGCCCGCTCTGATTGGGCCTTTCTTTCGGCGGCGCTCATAGGCTTTTCCTTGGTGTCCTTGGCATCCTTAGACTCCTTGGTGTCGGCCGTCTCCTTTTGCTCTTTCGTTTCGACACCGCTTCGCTCTTTGGCTTTCTCAACAAGCTTTGCCAGAACGTCACGAAGACGCTCGAGCTTTGCTTCTAGAGCTTCCGTTTGAGCTTTGCGACTCTTCGAAGAAGAAGCCGGAGTCTGACCGGCTTTCCTAATAACCTTTGCTGCGCCTGCTTTGTTAGGCCCGCCCAAAGTTGAAACTGGTTGGGACCCTGGTCGACGACCCTTAAGAACTCGAGTTCTCAGATAATACTCTCGAGCCTTTCGTGGATCGTATCGCCGATTTGCGTGGAATAGAGCTGAATCATCAGGTCTGTCCATTAAGTGCCCCCTCCAGATCCTTGAGAGCATTATCAAGCGTAGCGTTCACACTGTCAAACGCCTCTTGCTCTGCAGGGCTCGGAGGAAGGTCATCCGGATTGGCTGCCGGATCAACCGGAGCAGCCTGAGGCATGTTACTATTCACAAGCATATCGGCCTTCGGGTCCTTGGACGGCTTCATACCGATGAATCCACGGAACTCGTTGGAAGAGACGATCTCGTTGCGAGTAAACTTGTCGGCGAGCTCAGCAAGATCCTTCATAGGAACGAGCTTGAATGGGTCGCGGAAGTACTCAACGGACTGCTTCTGTGTGATAGCAGTTCGAGTTAAGAACTTACGCTTCATCTCGCCGGCGATTGCTCCGAGAATAGGCTCAATGGTTCGGTTGAGATAGTTCAGCATAGCTGCTTCCTCCGCCGTTCCATTCATAACCTCTTCAGTCAAGCCGAGCTGACCATAAAGCATAGTCATCAAATATTCAACCTGCTTAAGCAAGTTGTTCTCGGCAGGACGGTTCAGCTGAATAACCTTCTCTGTCGCATCGGCGTATGCAATGCCGTATCGGCTATTCTGAAGCTGCTTTTCAATGTCGGACCTTCGCTGCTGTGCCTGCTGCCGCTTGGTCTCAGTCTTGATGGTATAGGGAAGCTGGATAATAAGGTCGAGCTTGCCCGACCCAGACTGCTCGTCGATAGCATCCAGGATGCTGAGCTTTCTAATCAGTCGCTGAAGAGTTGAGTTGGGCTCATTCATAACCGCGTAGAGCGGATTCTGAACAATAGCAACGCGTCGCTTCTCGACAGTGACCTCTTCTCGACGCCCAGTCTCTTCGTTGTACAAACTAACTCGCACATGCTTGGGCCACCACTGCGTAATCTCGCCGATACGCATAGTCAGAATATCATAAGACCCAATCTTTGGATTCAAAGTTGTATCAATAGGAACAGCAGCGATCACGCCGTTGTTGCACATGGTTTCAACAAGATCCTGAATCAGAGCTCGACCGGTCTGGTCGATGTTAGCCTCGAGGGAAAGACAGTTGTTTAGACCGCTATCCATGTCGCCAATGTAACGATTCTGATCGTCAAGTCGAACGTGGCGAAGATCAACAGACGCAACGTCTACCGCAATTCGAGTATAAATAGAAGTGACAATCGATCGCTCGTTAGCCATGCTGACACGAATTCGGTCAGGCCGAACGGTATAGGAGGCTCCGTAGTCGAAAGGACGTACCGGTCGTGCATCTTCCTCATTCGTGAACAAGTTCCATGCGTGCTTAATCGATCCGACGAGTCCCATCAGTCACCTCCTTTCCGGTGTCTAGGCCGAGCATACTCCTGACTTTGTTAAAACCAACCATATGAATAAGGACGTTCTCGCCATTATCCCCAATCAGATCCGACATCCGAAAGCTAGGCTTTCGTCGCCACTGAACCTGACTTGTGTCCAGCTTGTAGTCCGGATTAAACATTGGCTTATCGTCAGTCTTAGCATTGCGAACGTTTCGAGCGGACGCAGCGGCCTGTTTCTTTAGACGCGAAGTAACTGCCGGATGCGGATTTGGCCCGCTGTAAGGAATGGCCTTTGACTTAAGATCCTTGCCCTTGAGGTAGAAGTGAAGACGCTGTGTTCCCGAAGGAGCAACAGCACTTTTTGTTGCCTCTGTGTTCAAAATATCAAGAACAGCTTTAGCGGCTTCGTCAAAGTGCTTTGTCTCAACCTCTCGCCAATCGATGCCATACTTATCGGCAATCTTCTTGGTGATCCGCATGACATCTTCGGCTTTACCGTTCAGAATCTGCCACTCCAAACCCTGGAGATTGTCCGGGTCCATCCAGAGCGCATCGATTCGAGCATTAAGACTGTTCTGAGAAGCAAACTTTCCATGCGCATCGCGCTTCACCTGTTCCTCTCTGAAACGTGTTGCACCCCCGCCGATGCCAGGGTCCAACATATGCGCCACAGCGCCTTCGCCCAAATGGACGAGATCATGCGAAGTAAGCTCGCTCATTCGAACGCCTCCTTATTGGCCTTGTATGCGACATAAGCGTCCAGAAGCGCGGACACATTGTCGATCTTCTCCTCTTGACGCTTCTTGAGGAGCTTTCGGTTGCCGTTTGTGTCCTCGATAGTGATGGCGTTACCCATCGTAAACTTCATAAGGAGCTGATCAAAGATGAGCATTCGCTCTTCGCTAAGCAGCTTGAGTTCACCAAGAGGGACGGACTCGGTCTTTGCTCCCTGCGGAACTTTCTCGATTCCGAACGGGCCGTTCTCGGCTTCCCAGCGACCCATGAATTCTTTGGCGTTGTAAGGGTCGTAGCCGACCGCCTCAACTTCGAATTCTGACTGGATGATGAAAGCCTCGAGATCGTCGAAGACCGTCATCATATCAAGGGTAACCCCGTCGAGAACGACAAGACTTCCTTCCTTAATGAACTGCTCATACTTATGGCGCATAGCTCCGGGCAACTTCATGAGCGTCAGAGAGGTGATGTAACTGCGAGTCTTAACTCCAAACTTTCCATTCCGAAGAGGAAAGAGGAATGTGAACGCACAGAAGTCGTCTCCCTGAGAAAGGTCCACGCCCATAGAGCATCGCATCTGCCAGAAAGTCTGACGAGGGTGCGGCTCGGTCTCTTCGTAGGTGAAGAAGTAGGTGTATCCCTCCATAGGAATTCCGAAGCGCTTTGCAAGGATGTCGTTTCTTGATGCAGGTGCTTTCTCAGCTCGTTCGACGTCCAGATGATACACATCATAGTCAACAGTCTTGCCCAGATTCGGGTTCGCCTTCAACCAGGTGCTCGGATCGTCAACTTCCTCTAACGAGTCTAGCTTGTAGTGCCAGATCGAAATGTGAGGAGCGATGAACTCGCCTTTAAGGATGTCAGCAAGTTCCATTTTGATGGTATCTCCAGAACCGTTTCGAACAGTTCCTTCTGAGCTAATAGCAACGATGAGATAGTCAGGAAGCTTGGATGCACCCTGCTCCACAGCACCAACAACATCCTCTCTGATGTCTCCAGAAAGCCATTCGTCAATAGTAGAGACCTTTGGCCTGAGTCCCTGCAGCTTGTTGATCGACATAGGTCGAACTTCAAGGATAGAATTCGTCAGAAAGTTCTCAATGCCCTTCTTTGTAGAGGCAAGCTTCACTCGGAGGGCTTTGGATCCTGTGGTATTCTGCATAGATCCCTCGGTCAGGAACTTAAAGAGGGGGCCACGAGCCCTAGTAATAGCAGTGCGGAAGGGGGACATAACCTCGTCCGCCTGCTTCATGGTTGGGGCTGTTGTGATCTGTGTGGTAGTTTGTGTATCCACCACCAAAAAGTAAGCTTGGATCAGCGAGGCGTACATAGACTTGGCGGCGCCTCGGGCCACAATCAGGTATTGCTTGGTGACCAGCCTCTTCTTTACAGTCTTGTTGACGTAGGATCCACCAGGCCTTCCATCTTCATTAGGCTGATAAACAGGCTTAGTCGTAAAGTAGTACCAACCAAAGATTTGCTCTGCCCAGAGCTTGAAGGAAGGCAGCATGTGAAGATCGGTGCCATCCGTCAGCGTGAGCTCGTTCTCACAAAATCTAATGAAACCCTCTACGGCAAGATCGTCGTAATAGATTCCAGGGTTAGCGATGAGCGCGTCAATCCGGTTCATCTCGAGTGCAATTTCCTTGTTAACGGGAATTTCTTCCCGGATGACCGCCTGGCGGAACTGACCATAATAGGTCGGAACCGCCTTGTTTGATAATGCCATCGCTAACCTCCTTATAATTAGGGCTTCTTCTTCAGTGGAGCACCTACCCTATGCTTTCCGCCGGTGCCTGCGGTCTTGCTGTTGATAGCAATCTTGACTTGATTGGTTACTTCCTGTCGAGCCCAGTCCTTGCCGAGAGCAACGGGCAGATCCAGAAGAAGCTCCTTAGCAAACTTCTTTCCGGCACTCGTTGTCTGTAGCTTGGAGATGCTTTCTCCGTACTGGTTCTCGAGCCGCATTCGCTCGACAGCCGACTTCAACTCCTGATTGCTCAGAGAGCTGGTGCCGCTGGCCTTCGCCTTCTGAATGGCTGCGATAGCCTTTTTGGCGTCATCAGAGGGCATCTGATTCCGACCGCCCGTTGCAACAGGTCGCTGTCCTGGACGGGACTTAACGGTCACCGGCTCAGCGTCTCCGCCCGATCGCCTAAGCGACGACGCTCGACGTACGCCCCAACGCATACCAAGAACTCCGTAGTGCTTCAGCACGGAGTCTACGGTCCTTTCTGCCATGTCTCCTCCTTTCAGAAGGCTTATCCGAATGCCAAACGCTCCATATCAAACTCGAAGTCGGTGCCTCGGTTGATGAGATACAGTCGACCGGCGCCTCGCCAATCGGAGTTCGTGACGGTGACGCTTTGAGCAGTTGTGCGGTTCTCCAAAGTAAACTGAGTAGCAGTCACTCGGAGCTCCAATTCTTGCCAAGCGCTGGTCCCAGTCACAACCGTTGTGGGGTTCGGGGTGGGGGCGACCGTGCTTCCCATAAGAGTGTTAACGCCGCCGTTCTTCGACCAAAGCTCGAGCTCACCGGTCCTTCGACAGATGAATGTGTAACCGCTCTGTCCCACCGTAGTAGGCTGGTCGTCAAACACCTGATCGGGCGTAGACGGAAGACCCCAAGCAATACCAAACCAACGGTCTTGAGCCGCAGCGCCGGACAGGAAACGTCCCGAAAAGCGAACTGTAGGTAGAGTTTTGCCCGCAAACCCTAGCTCGACAGAGATAACATCGGGAATCGACGTAGAGCCTCGCCTTTGGAGAATCTTAGGACCAGACCATTTAAACCCATAGGTCGAAATATCCTTAACCGCCTGCGTGTCATCACCACAGTTCCGTCCTGCGAAATGCGTAGGCACCCCACCATCGAGCTCGAGGACCGAATCTGCGTTGTACATACCTGCCGTATGCCAAGGGTCATCCGAAATAAGACCGTGAATCCCCTTAGCAATAGCTGCTGTTGCTTCGGCATAAGTTGTGGTAGTCCAGCCAATGACCTTGAAGCCGATGTTCTTGATCGCCGTCACCTGAGCCGTGCTGAAGTTCACAATATTGATCGCGGCAAACTTAATACCCTGATCCCAAAGACTTTGCCAGTTAGTGGCTGTGTCTCCAGTGATATACGCGATGTTAATCCCCGCGGCAGCGAAAGCCGCAGCATCGGTAATACTGTCCGAGGTAACGATCACGTGGTTTACCATGTTTCGAGAAGTGATATCAGCGATCATCTTGTTTCGAACGGTCGCTGTCGCTTCCTTGTTCTGAACTAGACACACAGAGTCCGTAGAATGGCAAAGCTCAAGCAGCTCGTGCCAGGTAGGAACTCGATCGTAATCCAGGCCCGGGTTCACAGGGTCGACAAGACCCGCACGCACCTGTGCCAACGTCTTGCCATTCACGGCGCCGGTGAGATTAGTGGTCGCATCCAAAGTGTCGTTGTGCATAAGAACCAGGTGGCCGTCAGAAGTAGGTCGAACATCTGATTCGAGCATAAAACCCTGACGCTCGGCTGCGTAGTAACCCTTGATACCGTTTTCGGGATAACGAAGATAGCCGCCTCTATGCGCGATATGCCATAGACCCTTAGCGAACCCTTCGGCAATAAGATCAGGAGCTGATCCACTTCCCTCACCAGTGGTAATCGTGACATTACCTGTCTCGTCGGGAAGCTCGTTGTTTACACTCTTGACATAGTCTGAGTGAACGTGGTCGACAATCGCGTAGTCACTATCGTGGTTATGATCAATTGCCGCATAGAGCGTATCGAAAAGATCCTGATCCACGATATCCGGAAGATCCGCCCAGCTTGTAGCACCATCACCGACCTTGAGGATCTTCTGGGTGCTATCCCATCCAGGCTCCCCCATCTGCAGGACCGGGTTCGCCGATGCCCACCAGTTTGCGTCTCCGCGACGCAGTTGAATCGTAGTCATTCGGCACCCTTTCTCTTAGAGGAATTGAAAGAACTTTGTAGTGTCTGTTACCGGAGGAGGTCCTCCAGCAGACCAGTCGACTGTAACCCAGACCGAGTCAAGCGAAAAGACATAGGTACGAGTACCCGACGTTCTTGTGATGTATGATTGAACGCCGAAAGTTGAGTCTCTAAGCTCAGCAAGAGTAACGTCGGCCGCTGTAAATTCTATCGTAGTGTCAGCCGTTGGCTCCGAAATATCGGAATACTCCGCACTAACGGGAGAGCTTCCAAGAAGAGCTGTAATACTATGGCGATAAGCGTTTCGTGTCTCGGTTAGTTTATATCGATACCCAAGCTTTACCGAGTTTACAGTAGCATCAGAAGGAATTGTCGCTGCAATATTAAAGCCGTGATAGAGATGCCAAGCAACGTTCTGGTTGGTGGCCGTTGCATAAACAGCATTTGGAGCACCGTAAGCGTTGGTGGGACTAGCAAAACCGCTGCCGGCCGTTTCCGACGAGGCATAAAAAGTGGAAACAGTCATTACGCCTCCTGACCAACCGCCAGAACATCCCAACGAGTATCGGTGCTATTCCATTTAATACCCAAATATAGAAGCTTTCCCGCTACTGTTGTCGTAGGAAGCGTTACACCAATAGCTCGATAGATTGCGTTCCAGGTAATAGCTCGAGCCGTTCCATTGTCCTTGATACGAATCATAAGGTTTTGACCCAGGACCGGAGTTCCAGTCGGAGCAGCGATTGTCAGAGCCGCAGCCTGCGCCGTAATGTTGAACTGATAGACCGTGTCGATCGTAGGAGTTAAAGTAGCGGTAGATGCTACGGTAGACGTGGCATGGAAGCGCTTATAGTCCGCCCCCAAAGAGGTGATTAAAGCTTGGAGACGGGTCTCTAGGGTCATGCCTTCGCTGCGGTGTACAGAGCAACAAGGTCGGCGTCGGCATTGCCGATGTCAGCACTTGCCTGTGCCGCAATGTTGGTTCGGGCGTTACCCTGCTGAGTGGTGGTCAGCCCCTGCGCCGCCGTGTCCACTCGAACGCGGTTACCAAGAGCGGTCGTGACCGTCGCAGCATAGCTAGCGTCGTCTGCGATAGCTGCCGCCAGCTCATCCAAAGTGTCCAGCGCAGCGGGTACACCGGCACCGAGGATTTCGGCTTTAAGTGCGACCCTCTCCTGACGAACACCAGCAGCTGTGACAGCACGAAGAGCGTCAGTGCCAGTAGCGACCTCCGCAAGAGTCGCAAGCTCAACAATACCCTTTACGGTTTCCGAAGCGTCGGACGGTGTACCACCAGTAGGCTTCGCGTTGACCTCGTTGATGGCGTGCGTCAGCGAAGTCTTGTCGGTAGTGGTCAAGCTGGCCAACGAACCGCTTGTTGACCCAAAGAGCCAGGTCTTGATTGTCTTGTAGTCGGTACCCAGAGCCGTGATAAGGCTCGAAAGTCTGTTATCGAGTGCCATGTTTACACCTTCGCATTCTCGTAAAGGACGGTCAGATCCACGCCCTCATCGTAGGCGGGGTGAGGAGTCTCGTCGTTGATGTGAGCAAGAAGAGTTGACGTGTCGCCAGGACCTGAAGCGATAATGGCTTCAGCAATAGCGGCACGAACTTCGGCTTCGGGAAGGAAGTAGTCCAGATCGTCCCAACGAGTGTATCCGTTGCCAATCTTGAACCTATTCGTGTCCATCTCATAGCCGATCTCTCCCGATCTGAGAACGACGTTTAACTCCAGCCACCTTTCAGCGGTGTTTCGCCTGAGTTGAATTGTGTGTGGCATTTGTTACCTCCTAGAATCCAACTCCACCGTCAAGAACGACCGGATCTCCGAAAACATTCTCCTCATCGACAGGCTCAGGTACATAAGGCTCAACAAGTTCTTCGCGCCGCACGTTAAGGCGCCACTCCATCTCCTTGACCTGCTCCTTCAGAGCTGTGACATGATGACCCGTCGTCGGAGGATCGAACATAAGACGAACTCGAAGGTACATGTAGCTCTTAACCTGATTGAGATGAAGGTCGGTGCCCAGGAATTCTTCCCAAATAGCAGTATCATCCTCGATCATGAAGCCCTGCTCAGGACCAACGCCGAGACCAGCTAGCGTTGAGAAGACTGAGTTGATGTGCATGATGACGTCAACGTCAAACGCCGTATAATCGTCTGCAATACCTAGAACTTTCTTGGTACTTGTAAGAATACTGTCTGGCATCCTGGGTCACCTCCTTCTTTTGACTCCCATTTTGACGGTTATCGAAGAAACTTGATTCGACGAAGCTTCTCCATTGCAGATTGAATCAGTCGACCTCGTTCTCCCTTACCTTTAGCCTTACTAAGGTTATGCAAAGCAGAATCGATCTTTCGTCCTCTGCTTGGAGGAACAGGATCGGGATCGACAAGGCGCAGCTCAGCTAGAGAGACCTTAGGACTATAGTTCAAGTCCACGTGTCCAATGCCCGCTACAGAGTTAGGCACACCAAGCTTTCCGTTAGAGAACTGGAAGATGTCCCAGTCCCTGACAGGGCGTGTGTTCTCGTTGTTGTACCTAGGAACCCAGAAGATAGTCGAATCTTCAAGCCACTGGGATAGGGTGTAAGGGGTGTAGACCACAGGCAACACCCCAGTAAGGCGCTGTACTTCCTTGCAGAAGTCGTCAGCCCAACGAACCAGAGCGGCGCCTTGGATGAACTCCCTAGTTTCCAGGTCTAGGGCCGGCCTCAGGTCCCCTGGTTGAGGATTCGCTGCCAGGATGAAGAATTGGGCTTCCTTGACAGCATCTCCACCACTCGGTCGAGCAAAGTGATAGGCCCCAAACGGAAAGTCGAAAGCCTTAGCTTCGGCGCGACGCTCTTTATAGTTGTCGTCCCTTACAGTAAGACCCTCAGTCGCCTTGTGGTACATCCATCGAACGCCAGCCTTCTTAAGGGTCGGCCAATCGATTCTCTGAACCTGATGATGACTGATGTCTACCCCATGAACGGGCAATGGCGTTGTCATGTGTTCTCCTACTTCTTAGGGAATCGCTTGATCTTAAGCAGATCAGACAGAGCGGACTTGATAATGCTGCCACGCGTGCCAGTCCCCTTGGCATTTCGAAGATCCTTGATGGCCTGGTCAATGCGACGACCTCGAGTCATCTCAACAGGAGGCTTCGGAATGACTTGACCGCTGATTGTCTCTGACCATCCGGCGTACTTGACGCCCATACTGCTTTCGATCTGCGAAATTGTTGCGTTCCCAACAACTCCCGCCTGGTAACGACCATCTCGCATGTCTGTGCCTCGAATAAGACCGTTCCCAAGAGAGATAGCGCGGTGACCGAAGCCACGGCTGCCTCCTGTGAACGCCACCGGAACTCCCCGCGGGGGTTTACGGTCGGTGTGCTTTGCGCTGGCCGGCTCACTCTTCCAACCGTCGACCGCATCGGCGTCTCCGTCTCGATCCTGGTCGCCAACGGAGGGTGCGCCAAACATCGTGCGAGTCCAAAGCTGACACATGCCGGCGGCAAAGGTCTTTGAAGTCAGGGCACGGCTAACTGCTTCTTCTCGATTGAGTACCATACTAGTTTCCTCCTCTGCCCCAAAGTAAAGTGTCTCCCGGCCGGCGCTCAACATACGGTTGCTGAAGCAAACCGGCGTCGCCGTAGTGGATAGCATTATGGGTTCGGTGTGATGTTGAAATCAGGAACTCTGGATCGACAATCCAGCTCTCTCCATGAATAATGTCGTCCGGTGTCATCGGATTGATGTGATGAATGATGATAGTATCAAAAATTTCACGACCATCGATACCAAGATCACAGCCATTATCCCTGGCAATGACGTGATGACGGATGTGGCGCCATTCTCTCGATGTGTAAAACTCTTGATTCATCCATCGTTCCGACCCAAAAGTGGGCTCACCAACTTCGCCGCGAAGGCGCAGGTAGTGATACCTTTCTTCGAAGGTTTCAAGCTCAGCAAGCTCCGAATAGGTTCTATTCATCGGAAACTACCCAATTTCGCTTGGAAAAGACAATTTTAAAACTCACTAATCCAGCCGCGGTCACGAAAATGATCCGGTGCTGGAAGGGGACGTCTCGAAGTAACGCTTCGATTTGCATTTCGAATGCGGCAAGAAACCACATGACCGAAACAAACCAAAAGTCTCCTTGTCGAGAAGACCAAACGTTACGATAGTTGATAAAGTAATGAAGCATGAATAGAAGCAGGGTGCCGAACATCGCAACGAGGCCGATGCGCCACCAACTCAGCCAATCGTTGAATTCTGGCATGATTCTCCTAGTCGTAGTACTCGTCGTCGTAGCCGTCGTCAACATCTTCGGGCGGTTGACCTGAGTAGGAGCGCATAGCATCCAACGCTTCCTTGTAAAGGACCTCAACGTTCTTCGCCGAAGCAAGCTGCTCGATCTTAGCGCGAAGAAGATCGTTCTCCTTTTCGAGACGCTCTCTTTCCATCTTCTCTCGAGGCGAACCGTGCTTGAGGAAGTGCGTAATGATCTGAGACGAAGCCGTTCCATCTCTGATTTGCCTTTCGGCAAGATCATACGCTTGCGCAACAAGCTGATTCTCTCTAGACTCGGGAGTTGTGGCCGGAGGCCGTCTAGTTCGTCGTTCCTTTAGTTCATCTTTTCGAACTGCAGCCATCGGTTTCAACTCCTTTCTATAGACTTCAAAGCGAGTTTCTACTCCTCGAACTCGACTTTTGAGACGGTGGGTGCGTCGGGGATGTTGCCAATGTTTGAAGCAGGAAGATCGTGACACTCATGAGATGAGATCTCGTGAGGGCCATCGAAGGCCCCCACGGCTTACAACTTAAGCGCAGCTTGCAGGAAAGGCACGGCAACCCAGAACGCGAGACCGAGAGCAAGCAGATTGAGACGACGAACGACAACTCCGAACGCGTCGAGAACGAACAGGACGAGGGCGACGAGGTACATCACCATGTAGAGCGTATCCATGACCCCTCCTAAGGAATCGAAAGTAAAAAGGTTTTCCCAAATATTCCCCCGGGGCATTTTTTGGG